TCTGTGGGTTCCCATAATGGTAATCTGATATCTATTACTTGCCTGTCTTGTTCTTCGCCTATCTGTTTAACGATATCTGATTTACCAATACCCGGTGCACCCCACATCATTAGGGGTCTTTGTAATTTCAAACAATGCGACAATGCCGCTTTTGCCTCGTTTGGTGTGACAGTTCTATTCTGACTGCCTATTGTTGCTTCTTTGTTGTTTTTATTTGCTCTTACCATTTAGTACACTCCTGTTTAAATGTTGTATAGTATCATTATAACAGAAATATAATATAGGTCAACCGCACAGAAGTCGCAGTTTTACTGGCTTTTTTGATCGTCAATCTTGCTCATTGCACGGGCAAGACCATATTTGGTGATATCTCCAGCGAACATCATCAGTTGTAAAGCCATTTTTTCCATGGTCACGTGTATTTGTTTCTTGTCAACAAAATATGGACAATCTACGAATTCGTCCAACCAAAGATAGGTCTGTGGTGTGAATATGATCTTGTCGGGGAATTTGATGGTGTAGGTTTTGATGTCTAATTTTTCCAGCATTTTTAAACCTTCTTTGGTGAGCCTCAAAGATCGTGCTTGATAGGATTCTCTCACATTTTGCCACCAGGTGTAGTAATGATTTTTCACACTCTCATCGTGCATGGGCAATTTCAATAGTTCCATGAATGTGCGAGTGTAGGCAGTCTTAGTGTCCATACACTTAATTATCGTTTGAATATTTCGCCGGTCTTTAATAGATACACACCAAACTTGTCGGTTTTATGCTGTGCGTTCAACTTTTTTGCCAAGTTCTCTGCATGACCCGGATTGGAAAAACTTACCTTTTTGTACTTGGGACCTGGGTAGTTGGATACCAAACTGCTGGACTTTAGATTGATTGGTTTGCCATCGTAAAACACTGCCCATATGCCCTCTGCCGCAAGGACTTCTTCCTGCTTGTAGGTCTCTTTATTGCTGATGGTTAACAGCACTGTGGGTTTTGGTCTGCTCATAATAGTAACTGTATTTACCAGAAACTATGAAGGGTAGATTGTTGATAGATGCTTATTTGTTATCGAAAGTTCCGCCGTCCATCTCAATTGAAACGGTTTGTGCTTCTTTGGCTGTCTTTAATGCTTCGATTATCTCTTCTTGTACAGAAACAAGTCGTGTCATGACCTGGCTTAAACTGTTAGATAAACGTTCGGCATCCTGTAGGGACAGAGACAGCATTTTTTCTTGTCTTTGTTTGGAGCTCTTGACTCTACTGATAAATTCTTCAATGGGTTGTGTTTGTATTTTGGACATATTATTCTGTACTTATCACTAATTTTCGGCAGTCGGGATATATTATTTGTTGACTTTCTGGTTTGTGTGACTTGAGCATTTCTATCCCACGTGTGCAATCATCCAGTGTGGGACAAAAATGATAACCGTTTTTAAATTGTTGTTGTTCACTCCACTCGGTTGCTCCTGTCAATGGATAAGTTTTCAAATCTCTGCCATCGGCTCTCATCTTACTCAATTCTACATATGCTTTTTCATCATCTAGCAAGATAGCACCAACTTTTCCTATACTCATCGGTTTGTTTATTCCAAAACTCAAACATTGTATTTGATTTTTTCTATACATCTTCGGTTCTAATTTTCTAGCAGAATCCCATATGTTAGTGGAATGGAATTGATATTCTCCGATCCATTGTTCGTCTGTCAGTGTGTAGTCCACGTGGATGTGTTGTAATGCTTGTATAACTGAAAGATATGTAAATGCTGTACACTCACATTTTTTAACACCATACAATTTCATTGCGAGCATTATGGAGTGTGTACATCCATCAGTGGCCACCACATAAGGAGCACCTGTGTAATCTGCTAGGGCAGATTCAAAATCAAATATTGGCTGATATGTTCTCTTTGATTGCATTGTTCAAAATCTGTTGCATCTCAATTTTTGTTTTTATAGGTCCTTTATAATCATATCTTTGCAATGTAATCAATTTTGGACAGTATGCTTTACGCCATCCTTTAGGAAAGTCTATTATGTAGTACCCTGCACAAAATTGGCTTTTACTTTTTTTTGCTTTTGTATATATTGGTAATTTTTTTTGCACGTCAAATATTGGGTTGAAAGGTTTTTGATTTACAGGAAATCCGTGTACTTCCCAATTTGTGTCAGTGTTCTCGGGTTCAACATCACTAGGTATTGTTATGTCACTGGAAAAAAGTTTTTCACCAAATTTTTTATATAAACTATCTTTTGTATGAAATACTTCCTTTCCTTGATTTTTACCTAGAAATATCCAACCATTGGTGTCTTCTTTTTGTAAAGTGCCCAATTTGTGACCGTTGCTTTCCACGATCCAAAATTTGTCTTTTATCAGTGTTTTTGCATTAATTGACATAAAGATATTTTACTATAAATCTCCCAAATCTTCAAGATGTTTTTTCAAAGCAAGTACAGAAACCTGTAATTCTGCCACAAATAACAGTATCGACACTGTAAAAAATCCTAATGCTGTGCCAAAAACCCAATAGAACATCTCATCATTTTGTTTATATAAACAAAAAATAGCCAAGAGATTGAGAGCAAGTGCCAATCCTCCCAGGGTTTGTACATAACGATTAATTTTTAATCTGGTCGTGAGTATTTTTATTTCGGCCAATGTACGTTCCTTGGATTTTTTTGATAATTTCTTTTTCTGTTTTATAAAATCGTCGTGTAATTTTCTGATTAGAGTGGACATAGCAGTATATCTATTTCCAAAACTGATCATCATCAACGGTATGACCGGAAATAGCAATGCAGGAAAAAGATATAGATTATTCATTGAGCACCGCGTTGAAGGGTTCTACATATAATTGTGCTTGTTCTGTAATTTTTTGTAGGTCGTATTTGGCACAAAATTTCATAAATCGTACTCCTACTTGTGAAATTTGTTTATTATCTGCTCTGGCCTGATCTATTGTTTGATCTAATTCTTGTATTATGTTTTCAGGTTGTGCGTGTAGGTCCACTAGTTGCATATTCCTTGTGTAATCGTCTAATACCCTGTGTTCTTTGCCGTCCGCATCCACCCATTTGCTTAACATTAGATTATTCCAAGTATAACCTTTTGCTTCTCTGTCCGCGAATGCTTCCGTTAATCCAATTTTGTTTTTTGTTCCTTTGGTACGCACACCAGGATATGCTGAAAAAATATTGTCCGATGGGTCACCTCTCATTGCCTTCTGAAATAGCATCCATTCTTTTTCGTCTAATTTTTTGGGTTGTTTTGTTTTCTTGTCAATAATTGGATTTCCTTTTTTATCAAACACACCGTCTATCTTCATAGTTTCTTCAGTGATACCGTTATATTGAGAAACATTTTGATTTACCAATTGGTTTAGATCTTTGTCGGTACTAATTATGACACATTTTTTATCAGGATTTCTATCAATCCATCTAGCAATCAAGTCGTCGGCTTCTACTTGTGAGTTTTGTAAAACAGTTGCATTTGTTTTTGTTTTTATGAAGTCACAAAAATCATCATAACATTCCCAGAACACTTTATTTTCTTCTTGTTCGGTAGGAGACATCGCATCCACTGTTTCTTTTCTATTTCTTTTGTATGGAGGATAATAATCTTTACGCCAACTACGTCCTTCCAGACAAAATATAAGATGAGAACCATCAAAATCATTCCATGCTTTTTTGATAGAATTTAATGTGATATGTATAGCCATACCAATTTTCTCAGAAGTATCTCCACGGAAAACGTGTCGAGCTCTAAAGAAAGTATTGGCAGTGTCTACTAATATGTGAGTCATAATAGTATTATAACATTTATTTTTTATTCTGTCTATGTAAAAAGAACGGATTGGGTATGTTATTGAATGTTGGTAAATTAGGGTTCATTGCTTTATAGTGTTGGGGATATAGATTTACAAAATCCAATATTTCACCGGTAGTCGTAAAAAAATAGTCAGTCATTGGCATCACTATAAATCTATGTAATTTTTCTAGTTGGGCATAAACATAGGCCTGTTGTATTATATCCAAATTTGGAATGGAAATATCTTTGTGATCACGTACAGCATTTAACACCATGTCCGTATTTCTATGTGAATGTAATATTTTATTTCTCTTTGAAAACTCGTTGTAGAGCATTTCTAATTCCTCAAAATTTAAATCTAAATCAAATTTTTTATCTAGTTCTTCTAATTCTGTTTTTAAAGATTCGTAACTAAAAAATACATTCACGTGGGTAAAGTGCAATTTGTTATTTTTGAAATTTTCATTCATCCATATGATTTGTTCTCTATCTCTTTTCACACTACCCTGATTTTTCCAATCCAAGAATCCTATTTTGAATGCGTCACGCAACATCCATTTGGGCACGTTGTCATTTTTTATAGAGTACAGTTCACGAATCTTGTTATAAAATTCTAAGTTGTATTGTTTTAAAAACGATATGTCTTTGTTTATGTTGTTGATATCTCTATCCGAATCCTCGGCTCTGTTCATGGCCGCCCGTTCATAATACAGTACATCATTTGTAAAAACAAGTTTTATTATATTTTGATTTAAAAGACCGATAGCCGCGGTGTGTTTATGAGAATCAACAAATTGAGAAAATCCTGAGTAATTTACTTTGAGATGGGAGTTTCCTAAACTATTAAATGGAAGTTCTTTCAGTTCCGGTGTTTTCCTACTCAGACGATCAATTAGATATGTCAAATAATGACCATGACACCCTGCACTATTAAAGATATAAACTTGTGGATCCACTTTACGATACTTCGGTTTTGCCGTCGTCTCGTCTGTTGATCTGAACATATCCGGCTCCGGTAATATCCATACCTTGTTCATTGCCGATTGTTCTACAAAGAGATTGAAACCAACGATCTACTATCTCTTCCTGTGATTCTCCTGTGTAACCATTCTGCTTCAACATATTCACAAATTCGTCATTCCAATCCAACTCGAAAAAACCATTCTTGGGATTCTCCGGATTGACATTCATGTTCAATACTTTGACCCATGGTTCTTCGCTTTTGTTTTTGTCTTTTTTAGTTTTTTTACTTTTTGTAGTTTTTTTAACTTTCATATCTATATTATATATATTTTTTTGTTTATTGTCAAATTATGTTCCAATAGCATTACCAAACAAGTGAACGTGTACTCTTGCCGCCACATTATATCCTCTCTGGAAGGCTCTTTTTGCCACTTCACCTGCTGTTGCTGACTGTTCTTCTTCCCTAGCACCCACTGGCATGATCCATACAGGATAATCGATACCTGTCGACCTAAACAGTTTCAGAACCTCTTCCATTTCATTCCATTGTTCGTCTTTGTTGCCTAGAACAAATTTTAGTTGTCCTTGTAATGATAATTCTCTGTATTCCTTAACTATATCAGGCCTTATTGCTTTTTCTCGTTTTTCTCCGGCTACGGTCCATAGTTTAGGTGATATTGAAAAAAATATCTCTGTATCTATAGTTCTAACAAGTTCTTTAAATTCATCTGTGAGTTTTTGTGTGCCGTTAGTTTCAAATGTAATAGATTCCGGTATGTTATTTCTTTTCACTAGTTCTTTGTAGACTTCTATAAATGCTTTTTGAGACTGAGGCATAAGTGGTTCCCCACCTGTGATACAAAGATGTTGTTGTTGCCTAGACACAGGATGCAGAAACGATCCTGTTGGATTAGAATCATTTTTTAATATATCAATGACTTTGTCTGCTAGTTCCGATGCAGTAGCCTGACCCATTAAATGTTTATATTTTTTTGCCCAAGTGTATGACGAATCACATCCTTTATTCCATACAGGTAAATCCTCTACTCTTGTCACAGTAGAAACATCAAACTCTTCAAATGGCAATTCATAAGTGTCTGGATTGGTTGGATTTAATTGTCCAAATCCGTTGCACTGTAGATTACACAAGAAGAAACGTATCCAAGCAGTGGGAATACCGGTATAATGTCCTTCGCCTTGTATCGAATAGAATATCTCTGAATAATAATATTTTTTTTCCATTATATAATAATACTATGTTTATTTAGATTGGTCAACTCCGTCTGGAAAATCTCTATACAAAAAATGTTGTATTGTTTCCGTGTCTACTAATTGATTAAATGCCACGTGTGATTCGTCGATACTTTCTTCGTTGCGTATTACCGAGGTCATGGCATCATCGAGTTGTTGCATATTGTCAAATTCCATCATCACATGGAATTCTGGTAAATTCATTGAACGGAATCCCAATTTTGCTCTTGTCAAACGATAACTTTTCATCCTTTTCATTTCTACTAATTTGTCTAAAAAAATTCTCATTTTTTTTGCAAATTCTTTGGCATCTACATTTTTGTTATGATCCGCGAAAATATGATATATGTCAGCCAAGATAATCCTCCTGTGTTCCTTCTCTGTATAAATCTTGTGTGATACAATGTACACCACCGTCCCAAAAATATCGATGTCTAAAATTAAATATGATTGGTTCTATTTTGTGTTTTTTAAAATGTTCAAAAACTTCTTTGTTATAATTGTTACAGATTATTGTGTTTTCATCGATAGATAACATATTAACATCAAACACAGTTTCCTCAACAAAACCCACCCACTTATCTAGCCAAGTATTGACAAATTCTATTAATTGATTGTTGTGTTCTTCTCCTTTTAACCACCATCTCCCTCCAACCTTTTCTTTCATTTTTAAAAAAGAACTCATTTTGTCCCATGATTGGTCTGGTAGATATAATACGTCCCAATTGGGAAATTCTGTTTTATAATCCTGTACATCAAACAAGGATACTATACAGCCCGGTTTGACCACACAAAAAGCACCGTCCGAGTGATATCCTCTGTCTGATTCATGTACACGAAATCCTTCATTGATCCATTTTTCTTTTATTTGATTGATACGATCCATACATTGTTGTTCTGTTCCTGTGCCATCCCATAATTTTGTAATCTTTCTATCCCAGAATATGTCTTTTCCGACTCTACAAATATTTGCTGTGCTAACTATGGCTGTTTCATAATCCCAGTTTTGTAAAAATAATGATTTTGGATCAATCTGTTTTAATGTATGAGAATAAAAACTAGTGGGTTGAGTGGCATAAAAAGTTTCTCCAATCACTCCAAAATGATCTCTAGGACACACAGGAGGTCTACCATGAAAGTTACCGTCATACAACGATTCGTCAAATTCTGGTCTGTGTGTTTCAACACCGGCATCTTTTAAAAGTTTTTCGAGTATTTGATAGTCTTCTTCTGTTTCATCGGCGATTTTTTTTAATGGATCAGAAACTTTTGTATTTTTTGTAATTTTTTCAAAGAAGTTGCTTGAAAAATTTTTCCCAATTAAACAATGTTTTAAAGGATGAAAGGTTGCATAACCTTTGATAGGGATCATTATTTCCCTTTCTTTTTGTCCAAACGTACTACGTTATCAGTTTTGATATGACCGACTGATTCTCTTTTTATATCGTTGTGATTGAATTCCGCCCAGTACAGTTCAAATGCAACTCCGTCTTCTAGACCTTCGAATGAGTGATACAGTCCAGGTTTGACTCTTGTAAAGTCTCCTGCATTTAATATTGTTTCATCTACTAGATCGTAATCTTTTTGCCATACACGAATTTTCATTTTTCCTGATTCAACAAAAAAACCGTTCCATTTGTATTCGTGCAGATGTTTAGAACAAACACCGCCTTTTTTATATTCTATTCTATGGAATTCTAACACACCATTTGCGTGTACAAGTTCCGTGTTTCCCCAAATTTTTCCTGCTTTCATAATACAATTATAACATTATTTAATTTCATAGTCAATGGGGGGAGAAAAAACTCCCCCCTAGAGATTATTTTTTCTTGCCTATAACTTGCAGTCTGTTCAATAGTATACCATATGCTGGTAAGAATACTATCAAGCCAACCACAATCTTGGTCAATGTGTTGTTCTGTGCAACGATATGCCAGTTGGCACCAATCCAACTCAGTTTGCCCTCTGCGTCGAGGGATCCTGCGAACGCAACATAAAAGAATGAGTATGTATCGATTATGTTTGCCGCGATGGTCGAAAGTGCCGGTGCCGCCCACCAGTTGTCAGATCTTTCTCTGATCGCTTGGAAGACGTACACGTCCAGCATGGTACCGATCGCGTATGCTGTACCTGATGCGAATCCAACTCTGTATGCGTGTGGATCACCTAGTGCCAACAGTACCAGTACTGATGCCACGATAGCCGGAATGATCGCCATTGCTACAACGGCCCTTCCCGCTTCCTTGCCGACCAACCTTACAGTCAAGTCAGTTGCTACTACAACAATCGGAAATGTGAATGCCGCCGCCGCTAATGGAAACGATCCAAATAATGGAAGATCCGCACCGGGGAATAAATCAAATCTGATCGTGACTAGATAGTTCGACACAGCGATAACGAGTGTGTGTAGAATTACTAGATTTCTTACAAGTGTCTTATCTACACCTGCTAGTAGTGATTTAAACATTAAGCCTCCTATAGGTTAGTTAATGTTCAATATTTTAACAGTTTTTATATGATGTTGTCAATACAACTTTGACGTTACTTGTCCCATTCTTCCCATGGAAATACTACCCATTGTGGATTGGTATCCTTATCAATATCGTAACCATGAAAATCCATTTTTACCGGTGATGGTTTATTATTGATTAGAGAAGCAAATTTTATGTTGTCATGTTTTCCGAAGTTGTCAATGATGTATTGAAATGTTGCTCCGCTGTCATTGATGTCGTCTATGATTAATATTCTATGACCTTGTTCATGATTTGATTTTAGATTGTTTAAGTTAGGTGTGCTTTTATGATCTCTCAATCTAATATCAAGTACTTCGTGTGCAACTTTTAATCTATGAGACAAATATACACCAGGAATACAACCTCCTCTGTTGATACCCATAATCACTGTAGGCATCCACGGAGTGTGAACCATTTTGTCTTCGATCTGAATGAGAGCATTCCTCATTTGTATATTTGTGAAGTATAATTTACTTGTTGTCAGTTTCGTATCTGTCATAAACTCTATTGATCACATTATTAACTCTAACAAAATGTGCCGCCTTGGGCATATCTTTAATTCTTCTTGCTCCAATGTAAGTGCAGGTGCTTCTCACTCCGCCCAGTATCTGTTCCACAGTGTCTTTGACCGGACCTTTGTCATCCAATACAACGGTTTTACCTTCTGTGCCTCTGTATCCATCTTTTCTTTGTCCGTGTGTGTCCAATGCTGTTTGAGAACTCATTCCGTAAAAATATCTCTTGCCATCTCTTAATTCTGTTTCACCTTCATCGTGTCCTGCCAACATTCCACCCAACATCACAAAATGAGCACCTCCGCCCAATGCTTTGGCAACATCGCCTGGTTGTGTACAACCACCGTCAGCAATGATGTGTCCACCAACTCCATTTGCGGCATCTGAACATTCCATGATTGCTGAAAATTGTGGAACACCTACACCTGTTTGTGTTCTTGTGGTACAAACCGAGCCTGGACCTATTCCAACTTTGACCACATCAGCACCTTTGATAATTAATTCTTCTGTCATGTTTGGTGTAACCACATTGCCTGCTATGATCACTTTGTCTGGATATTCTGTTCTAATTCTATCAACAAAGTCCACAAATGATTCATGATAAGCATTGGCAACATCAATTGTGATACAAGGTATGTCTGGAAATGCACTCATTACCTGTTTGAGTGTTTGATAGTCCTGTGCGTTCTCGTCCCATATGGCACCTGTTCCAACACAGGCAGATACATATTTGAATTTAAGTCCTGTGCCTGCGGCTTGTTTCCAATCATCCAGGGTATAGTGTTTCCTGATCACAGTCAACATTTTAAATTCTTGTAGCACTCTTGCCATAGAAAACGTGCCAACACCATCCATGTTTGATGCCATGATGGGCACATATGAAAGTGTCTTGCCACTATTTCTAAATTTAAATTCTCTCAATATATCCACATCACGTCTTGAACTCAACGTAGATCTTTTTGGTTGTAATAACACATCCGAATAATCTAAATGTATGTTATAATCAATTCTCATCTTCTTTTTCCTTTGCTCTACACATATCTAATACATTATTATAGTGTTCCCATGCATCTTTTAATGCAGGATATTTGTTTTTTAATTTTTCATCATCAAAATCTAGATTCAGTTGTGTGTGTAAATCACCAAAATCAACAGACATTGACTCGGATAATGTTCCTACATTAAGATCTCCATAATCTCCAGAATAAGACCATATTCCGTCTGATGTTAGTTTTTCTTTTGTTTTCTTTTTTTTACCCAATTGGTCCACACTGTGTTTCTTGTAATTGTATATTGTGCATAAATTCGTTTTTCAGTGCTGGATCATTTTTCAATAATCCTTTTAACACTGTGGTCTGTGTGCTTGAGTTGGCACTTCTGATTCCTCTATTTTCACAACAGCCGTGTCTTGCTCGTATATAAACTCCCACAGCCGGACTGTCGGTTAGTTTCGTGATTTCATAGGCAATCATTTCCGTTAATTCTTCTTGTAAATGACCTCTATGTCCTAAATGCTGTGCTATCCTTGTGTATTTGCTTAATCCTATCAGTTTTTTGCCAGGTAAACAACCGATATAACAAACTCCCGTTACCGGTTGGTGATGATGAGAACACATACTTTTAATATCTGCTCTTACCACAATTAATTGATCATATCTTCCGTCCTCGTTTGGAAATGCTGTCACATCTGGTTTTGGATAATATCTACCAGACATTATCTCATTAACATACATTTTAGCAAGTCTTCTACCTGTACCGTTGCTGTTGGGATCGTTTTCCCTGTCAATGATTAAACTGTCCAAAACAGATTCGAATTTTTGTTGCAACTCGTCAATTAATTTTTCTTTTTCACCCGATTCAATAAATTCGCTAATATTATCAGCCGCATAAAATCTTTTTCCGGCCTTTTTAATTCTTTCTTTGATTTCTTCGCTAACGGGTTTTGGTGGTAACCAACTATCTTTTAATATATTTTCATCCATTTTAATTTATCTTTTTTTGATTTATCTTATTGTACCATTTTACAGCAGTTCCTACTATGTTGTCAATAGAACTTTGTGTAGGTTTCCAATTTAATTCTTTGGTAGTTCTAGAAATATCTGCTACCAGCACAGGAGGATCACCCGGTCTTCTATTTTCTTCTTTTATTTTCATAGCACCTGTAAATTTTTGTACAGTATTTAGAAGTTCTCTGTTGCTGGTTGGAATACCAGATCCTAAATTATAACTTGCACATATTTTTTCTTTATGAGCTTTTTGTAAAGCCAGCACGTGTCCGTGAGCAAGATCTGTTACGTGTACATAATCCCTGACGCAGGTTCCGTCGGGTGTATCAAAATCTGTCCCGAATAATCTAAATTCTTTTACATTTTTTCCTGCTTCGATGGCAAGTGGTATAATATGTGATTCATCTTCTCTTAATTCTCCAATTTCTGCTTCAGCATCTGCACCCGCGGCATTGAAATATCGTAAACTTACACTGGCAAATCCATACGCACGATGATAGTCCTGTAATATATGTTCAATCATTAGTTTTGATCTACCATATGGATTGATAGGAAGTAGTTTTTCTTGCGTATCGTATGCAGTTCCATTTTCTGGTACTCCGTAGACAGCGGCACTAGAACTAAAAACAAATGTGTTTACGTCAAGTGATTTTAATTTTTCAATTAATCTAAACGTCATTAGTACATTATTAATATAATACTTTGATGGGTCGGCTACACTTTCACCAACTTTAGTGTGAGCCGCAAAGTGTATACAACTGTCAATGTTGTGTCTTTTAACAATCTCATCTATGGTTTCGATGTTTTGTGGAAGATTTAACTCATAGGCTGGACCATATTGAGTTGCCCATGGCTTGGAAGTGATGTCTCTATCTACAACAACAGGAGTGTATCCGTTTTTCTTTAATTCTTTTGCTGTGTGAGAACCAATGTATCCGGCACCACCGACCACTAATACAGATTTATTAGTTCCTTTAATATTTAGATTCTGAGACCCAGTCTCTGTAATGTTTTCCATCTCTTCTCCATTGCTCGCCTTTTCCGGTCATGATATCGATCATTCTATCGATTGTTCCGTCAGTCCAATCTGACAGTTTGCCAATATTGTTATGAGGCCTCATTAATAAAATATTTAATTTTTGGTATGCGTCCTCTTGGCTCCATGGGATATACAATCTATCCCTGTCATTAGAAAACGTTTCTGGAAATGATCTGTATGCTGGAAATAATACGTTGCAACCTAATGTGTCTGCTTCTGACACTGTGTTTGATACCCAGTCCTGCAATGCACAATTAAACAGCACTCTTGAATCTGCTAACAGTTCATAATATTGATCTTTTTTCAAATTTTCGTAAATTTTTAAATCTCCTTTGGATTCAAGTTCTCTTGCTCTTGTAAGGTATTTTTCATTATTACTTCTTAAAGGTCCTCCTGAGAAAACTGCAAACTCAACAGATGGATCTTGCTTTCTGACTCTAGTTGCCAGATCCATATAAAAGTCTGGCTGTTTTTCTTGATCAAATCTAGCCGCAAAACAAACTCTTTTTGCTCTTTGATCAAAAGGCTTTATTGATTTGACTCTTGATAGCACTTCTTGTTTTCCAAAACTCAAACCCGAGATGTTATAGATGGGTGCTCGCCAATTTGCTATACGCATATGTGCCACCATTTCTTCATTGGTGGCCAATATGTGAACATTAGGAATTTCATTACACATCTGTTCGTACATACTCATCCACTTGCTCATGCCCCACACGTGTACGAAGTCATCTGGGTCGATCGCTTGTGCCAAACATCTTAGGTATATTGTTGGTCTGTGTTTTTCTTCCACTTGGTGTAATATGTAAGGTAGTGACTCCATACCTGGTTGGAACATGTCTTCAAAGAACACAATGTCTTTACTTGTGACACTACCATTACGCATCATCTGTACAAGATTCATCATCTGGCTCATGCCAAAATATGATCTGCCGTGTGCGTCAAGCACTTGTCCAACACTGATTGCTTTTGTATCGTCTATTGTGGTGCCTGGCACAACCACATAGTCTATACCTCTTTTTTTATACACACGTTCAGTCCACTCTTGTAGTTGTAGAGTATATCTGCCTTCGTATGGTTCTAGACCCATGTAAAATATTTTCATTATATGCCTTCTCCTCTAATATAAGGTGTGCCTTCTAGTGGCATCACTGATTGCTCGTTTTCACCATTCTTAGAATAGTGTATGTGTGTGTAATAACCGTGCATTGGATTTTGATTCACATAATCTTGAATATTTTGCAACAATTTATCATCAACATTAGAAGCAACAAATTGATACAAAGGTTCTCCCGCCGCATTATCGTTGTATTTCATTTCAAACACATTCATCACAATGTAACCACCCCATTGGAATTCTGGATAATCACTTAGATAATTTTCAGCATAACATCGGAACATAGCATCCACGTTGCATTTTACTTTTGGTTCAGGCTCAAACATTAATCTAATATTCATTTTTATTATTCCACTCTTGTAGTTTAACTTGATACTCGCTTTCTGTCAATCCGTGCCAGCCGATACATTTACCAGTTGGTGATCTACCGCAAGGACAAGATTTCTTTTTAAAAATGTCATCGTAATTCTTGCGGTATGATTCATTAGTTGGTCTAGATTTACCGTCCCAATTAGCCATTGTTTTGTTCTAGATACTTTAACATATTTTCAGGTGTGGACTCAACATATGGATCATTATCCGAACCGTCGTTGTTGATTCCTGGTTCTTGCCACCATGCCTCAACTGTGCCATCATTGATTACTGCCATGTATCTCCAACTTCTGCTTCCAAAACCTAAATGATTTTTATCAATAAGCATACCCATAAATCTTGTAAAGTTACCAGATCCATCTGGAATAACTTTTACATTTTTAATTTTAAGCACTTCTGCCCATGCATTCATTACAAATGTATCATTGACTGAACAGCAATACACTTCATCGATTCCTAAACCTTTGATTTTATCATAGTTCTCTTCGAATCCCGGAAGTTGTGTTGATGTACAAGTGGGTGTAAATGCACCAGGTAAACTGAACAATACCACTCTTTTTCCTTTGAAATAGTCATCAGTTGTTTTGTCTATCCATTTTCCTTCGTCAAACGAACAGCCTTCTTCTAAAACAGAATCACCTTCTCTGACTCTGAATGTTACTTTAGGTATTTTTAAACCTTTCATTTTATTTTCTCTCCTTTGTAAGTTTTATTTGACCCGTAAATGTGTGTTTGATTCTGTGTTCATTCTGTAGGGCCAGGTGCAGGAATGACTCGTATTTGTCTTCCTTTACCAACAGAGTGATACACTCGTCCATGTCGTCATCGTAATCGGTATGTGACCAGATGAAGTCTTTGCCATACTTCATGCCTAGGTTTCCAGCGGTGGTACATATATTGGCCACTGCGTCCACTGTCGTGTATGAAGCATTCAAGCCACCACCCTCTATGGGTAGATTTTCTTGTCTTGTTGTTACTCTCTTTTCTTTTATGCTGATTTCTTTCATGAATTTCCTGCCACAAATTTTTCTGCTTCCAAGGCCGCCATACACCCCATGCCCGCCGCTGTGACTGCCTGTCTGTATGTTTTGTCCTTGACATCGCCCGCCGCATAAATTCCCGGTATGTTAGTAGCAGTTGAATCGGGTTTGGTTATGATATAACCCTCATCATCCATGTTAATTTGTTCTTTAAAAAGTTTTGTTGCTGGATCATGTCCTATGGCCACAAATAAACCGTCGATGTTCATTGTGGACTCTGTGCCATCTTTTGTGTTCTCGAGTTTTATTCCCGTGACATTTATAGGATCATCCGTTCCTATGATGTCCTTAACTCTAGAGTTCCATACCACATTAATTTTTTCATTTGCAAACAATCTATCTTGTGCTATTTTTTCTGCTCTTAGGCTATCTCTTCGATGTATCAGATGCACCTTGCTGGCTATGTGTGATAGGTACAATGCTTCTTCAACTGCACTATTTCCTCCACCAACAACAGCAACTTCTTTATCCTTGAAAAAGAATCCATCACACGTGGCACAGGCACTTACACCAAAACCCGAAAATTTTTTTTCTTTTTCTAAACCCAACCATCTCGCTTGAGCACCTGTTGATATGATCACAGAATCTGCCGTATAAATTGTTCCACTATCTCCCACTGCTTCGAAAGGTTTTTTACTGAAATCTACCTTATTGATCATATCGAAAATAATATCTGTTCCAACTGCACGTGCTTGTTTTTCCATTTGTTCCATTAACCATGGTCCTTGTATAACGTCTCCGAAACCCGGATAGTTTTCAACATCTGTGGTTATAGTCAATTGTCCACCGGGTTGAGTGCCTTGTACTAAAATTGGTTTTAACATTGCTCTAGAGGCATATATTGCCGCAGTGTATCCTGCAGGACCAGAACCTATAATCAAAACTTTTGTGTGCTTACTTGTCATAGACTGCGTGTGATCCATTCTCTCCATCTTCTGACACGTCTATTTCGATACGTCTTCCTGGATATTTCTTTGCTATTTCTACATATAAATCATCGCTCATCATCTCACAACTCTTAAAGTCGTTCTGTAATGTGCCTTCCTTGTACAGATTCAACAACCATCTCTTGAACTGTATGAATTCTATATCCCTGTCATCATGGAACACCTCTATGGCTACTTTGAAATGAAATATGTGTCTATGTGGATGTCCTAGAAAACTGACATCATATTCGTCACCTGTTGCTAATTTGGGATCAGTAAGTGCCGCTGGGTATTTGTGCATACCTTCTTTTTGAAAGGTTACCCATATCATTTTACTAGCCTTGTTGGCCTGTTCTTTTAGTGCTTGATCATGTTGGTGCTCAGTATCCATTTGTTCTCCTCTATTGGTTCATCTTGTTTGTATTCGTTCCATGACGTAAATCCTGCGGTCTGTTTAAAATGATTCATGCTCATGCTCCAGACTCCAGGATTGGTCTTATTAAAGTCAACGTCATCGACTTTGATGCAAAGTTGATCATCATCTTCGGAATTTGGAAATATTATTGAACAAAAAGGAATAAACTTTTCGTTGTTCCACAATATCTTAAATTTTTCTTTTACTTCTTTGTGGATATCATGAGGATAATCAACTGTCACAAAATAACCGTCATCGATTAATCGTTTCATCTGTGCTAGTTGCATTCCATGATTGTGCATATATGTTCTATTTGCTCCATAGTAAATTGCTTTGGCATTTACTTTTTCTGCGTATGTCTTGATCTCGTCGTATGAAAGATCATTACGTGCTAAAAATAATGTTTGTAAACCATAGGCCTGTGTGTGTTCTATTTCGATACCTGAAAAAATACCTACACTCTCACTTTGTCCATTTTTATAATCTCTTTGCATCTTTATATTATATTACTGTATGACTAATTTGTCAATGCTTTTGAGGCTCTCGTGATGGCATCTTTTAAAGCAAGTTTGGTTTTTTTTAATCTTATTAATAATGTTTTGCTTTCATCACTACGATCTTTTTTTCTTTCTTCGGTAAGTTCTTTTACCTTTCGATCTAGATAAGAATGATGATCTTGAAGTTTTTTTATTTTTTTACTTTTTTTTGCCATGTTTCCTCCTATTCAAATAATGAACTAAAATTGTTTTTACCTTTACCACCACCTGTGGCTCTTGCCCATCTTGTTCCTCTTATATCTGCAAGATAACTTCTCGCATTTTCTATTAATTCCATTGGTTTTTCGCTGGTGAATACTTCTTCAACAAATGTATTGAAATATAATATATTTCTAGGAACATAAACACTATGCTCGTCTGTGGTATCTGATGCTTTGGTTTTACGCCAGTGTTTTACTTCTGGTCTATGCACGACACTTTCTATATCGTTCATGTCGTTGGCAACCTGTACTGCTCTAATTTGATTATACACATTGTGAGCCATCATTAATACATATGAAAAAGAGTCCCACGAAGTTTTACCTTCTTTGTTGTTTTTATTTAGATCTCCCTCTCCGTACCAACAGACATCTCCCATGGTAAGTCTATTACCAATAGCACTTTGGAAAGGAAAAGGTATTTTTGAATTCTTTAATCTTTTATCATCCGGTGCCTTGTCCATTATAAATGACCATCTAGATGGTGTGAACACATTATGAGTGTAAACTAATCCATTCGCTGTTGATAAGAAAGCGGATGCTGAATCAAAACTTATTGTAAAATTAGGATTAATATATTTTCTAACTTGTCTTTGTATTTGTGTTAGATAACAAGCCCAATCCAGTTGCGATGTACCCAGTACGTGCATCCAGTCTTTACCGTCCAGTTTTTTCTCATCTCTCATTATGATCAAACGTTTCAACATGACTTCCATATCACACATATTGATACCGCCCATTGCCCATCCTTCGAATTCAAAATCTTTTACGGCATCGTACCAAGTTTGTGCTGTTTCCCAGTCGTCGCCTTGTAGTACATTTAAAAATTTAGTTTGACCCAATCTGTTCTTTTGAAAAAAATTGTTATTATAGATTGTTCCGTCTAGTGTATCTCGAAAACTTTTTAATCCTGTTTTAGGTGAATTTAAATCATCTGCCGCCCAAGTTGGAACATCCAAAGTCATTGCCCAGTCTGATGTGAGTTCTAACCAATTTAATATATCACTTCTAACTTTGTTGGCCTTGTTACCTTCAAAATCTTTCCAATCAAATTGTATTACGCCTCGACCAATTTGATATCCACCCGAATCTCCCACTATGGTGCTGAATTTACGATCCCTGTTTACAAACATATGATCTCGATCTCCCACTTTGTCCATGTCTAGACAAGCATGACCCGCCGAGTATAATGCTGTAGGATAAGTGAACATACCTTTTTCTGGATTTATAAAGTTTAGTCCTTCCACACCATTTTCAAATCCAACAGGTATTCTTTCTTTGGGAATATGTGTACCTTCTGTGACTCTTTGTTTGCTAATAAAGGTATTATAAAAATTTGATATAGCAGGCAAGAACACTGCGAAGTCTCGACTCAATTCTCCTAAATGTTCCTGCCTGTTATTTTGTTCAGTCATTATTGTGCCTGTGCTGGTATGATATATTGATATTTTCCAAGTCCAGAGTCAACAGTGACCTGCATCGCACCCTCATTAGAGAAGTGTAAAGTAACTTTTGCCGAATCTGATAATTTCAATATCTGTAATACCTGTGCTACCGGCCAACTCCACCCTTTGTTAAGACTACCTGATACATTATCAGCGAATACAAATTCTCCACCGTGTGATGCTTGATCACCAAAAGTGAAAATAAGTTTTCCATCTTCGGTTCTCACAACAAATGTATTGTGTTCTGTATTTGCAGTTGCCTGGAAGTTAAATCTTTGTACACTGGCCACAGTAGGCTCAATTTCAACATTCCACTTAACACCTTTAAATTTTACAGTTTTAAGTTTTTCGTTGATAATTTCAGCATTCATAAATCTGTAATCGTTTTTAAAATCTCCTTTTTCATTTTCAAAATGAATACCTGTAGGAGTTTCTGCACCATTTCTAGTACCTGTGATTACAGTGATGTTTGCTTTGTCTTTATACTCAGGACACTTCAAGTGTATGTCCAGTTTGTTCAACTGAGGCATACCAAAAGTACCCGTCATTTCTGCTTGTGGTTTGTGAAAAGATCCTTGCAAGATCACTGATCTGTCTTCAGCCATAGAATCTATTGTTGTTTCAGATTCGTTGCCTGTAATTTTAACAAGGTCTAGAAAGCCTAAACCGTGTGTGTGTTTGACTATGTCTTTTAAGATATCTATCATAATAAAACTATTATATAGATTATTTAGATTAAAGTCAAATGTTTAATTTATTTTTCTACAGGTAATTCTAAAGCACTATATAATACTGGATTTTTATTACCAGGTTTTTTGAAAATTATATAGTTGGCACCAGGACGAAATTGATCCATTTCAATTACTTCATATCCACAACTTTCTGTGATCTCTTTCATTGATGTTTTGGTATTATAATTCCAGTATCCACGTTTTGCTTCATGAAGATCGAAATCGTAATGACAATCTGCATAGTGTATAAATCCATATCCGCCTGGTAACAATACTCTATTGATGTCTGTTAGATATTCTTTTATATGTTCTTGAGTAAAAAAAGTAAATGTGTTCCAACTGAAGACAAAATTTACTGCGTTGTCGTCAATTTCTGGACAACTGGTTCTGTTGGTTGTATAAAATTTTATCAGTTTGTGTTGTTGTGGTTTAAAAAGTGCTTTTATTTTTTCTTGACAATGCGGTAGCAGATCTAGATAATAATTTAATCTCCATGGTAAGAAAAATCTACTGAATCTTCCATATCCCGGGCCTATTTCTAAACTATTATAAAGAATAGATTGAGCACCAGTTTTTGCAAACATCTTGATCTTATCTTCGACTTTTTTAGTTAACATTTCATCAAACTGATCTTTTCTTTCATATGTGAAATCTAAATCTTTAGCATACCATTCTTTGGTTTTGTCTAGTCGATTTATTTCCTGTTGATTATTGATGTCGACAGATTCAGCCAGGTTTTCCAATATTGATAAATTATCATCAAGTATTTTTTGGAAATCTGTACCTTTTATTTTTTTAAGTTTTTCTATGAGTAATTTAATTTCTTCGATGCTTAACATATATGTTATTTACTAAAATTCAAAAAGTTTGTTAAACGTATTGGTTGTTTCTGTCGATTGTACGTCCCAATTTAATACTCCTATTAGATTATCTATTTTTTGATCAACGATGGTAGATTCCATCGCTTCAGAATCAAATGGTAATTCTTGGAACCATTTTGGAATACGTAACTCGTCCACTGGATATGCTATGGAAGTATAATCTAATGGATTGTTTTTTAATTTACATACAATTACTTTTGCACCATCTGTGATAGGCATAGAATATTTGTCTCCGTATAGTTCTCTACATTTATTCCAGTTGATGCTGGCACGAACATGACCTGGCATATTGGCACGACCTTGTTTGTTTTCTTTTCCGAGATATTCTGTTATCTTATTGGCTCTTTTTGGAGAACCCTTCTCCCAACCGGGTCTTGATTTGAATTCAGCCCTAAATTCTGATATTCTTTTGAGAACATCTTCTTCGGTTTTATTTGTTAATACCATCATCAACAATTCACTCAAAAAATCTTGTACAAATACAGGTGTGTCTGATCTTTTTAGATCAAGACCCATTGCCTTCATTTTACCCATGCTACCTTCGGTATCTGTTCTTTGTCCTTCTTTATCAAAATATAGAACTGCATATCTTTTCTTTGTGATAAAAAGTCCTTTGCTCGCAACAAGTTCTCGTCCTGCCGCTATGACTTCTCCTCTGCTTTTTGGACAATGAAATGCTTTGGTCATGAATCCAGCAAAAGATGAATTCACCTCAGATGATATTTTATCATATAAAGCAATAACGTTTTCTTTTTCCCATGGGATTTGTCCTGCTGTTATTTCTTTCTGTAATGGCTTATAAGCAGAAAAATACACAGAATCTGTATCACCATATATGATAGAATCTCCTTTGTGATCATACTCGCCCGTTATAATTTCATTAGTTTTTGCCGCCATGTGTTTTGTGATACATCTGCCTGTCAGTGTCACAGATTGTCCGATACGTATGTCAAAGAACCTGCAACCTGGATTTAAGATTGCACCATACAAACTGTTCAAGTTAATTTTTTTAACCAGTTGTCTTTTGTCCCAAAATTCTCGTTCAATATCGTTGTCTCCGGCATCGTGCATTTTGCGTTGCATCTCTTTTCTTTCAGCATACCAACGTTTCAATAGTCCTGGAATGATGGCTTCAAACTCGTATGTAAAAATCGTACCATTGGCAGACAGCATCCATTGATTATTACTATTAAAAATTATTTCGTATAATTGTGCCGCGGACATTTTGACTGATGTGTCGTCTTCCCAGTCCACTGTAATTTCTACACCACGATCTTGTTTCATCACTGCTTGATACTCCCATGAACCAAATTGATTATCCCATGCCGATGCGAATGATTTCTTCTGATGTATTGCTCTGTTAATTTCTGCTGATGTTATAATTGGACGTATTTGTCCCACAATAGATTCAGGTCCCATGTTCAATGCACGAATCACGCTAGGATATAGACTGTTTATATCACAACTTCCTATCCAATCATGCAATCCTTTTTTAGGTGTTGCCACATATGCTCCTGCGGCCTGGGTCGACTCTCCTTCTTGTCTTTTGACTCTACCCGGAACAATCATTCCTCTTCGATGTGCTTCATTCACAATAGCCTGTTCTGTGACCGCCACTGCACCCATTGTTGTTTGAAGTAAAACAGTGTTTTGGTGTGCGATCTCATTCGCCAGTTCTATGAACTTCAATTTCTTCTCAAGTTTGGCCAGCAGTGCCGTGTCTTGTCTATTATATTCTATGAACAATCCAAAATCGTTATTATACAGAGCATCTAGTGATCCTTCGTACACAGTTTTTCTTTCTCCTAGTTCATGCTCGCCTATGGCATCTAATCTATACGAATGTCTTTCCTCATAAGTGTATTTTCTATATAGTTCAAGTAAATCTAAATGTACTCTTCCAATTAAGTCGTAACTGATCTGTTCTCTGCCATATTTTTCAAAGGTTCTTTTTCTGGGTTTCTCACCCCAAAAACATAAACGCCTTGTGTCATCGGAACTTAACACTTTTTGTATTCTGCCTACGGTATAGGGTATATCGTATCCCTCCGAGTTCCATCCTGATAATATATCTGCTTCTTCGATCAATGTTAAAAAAGCATCAAGCATATCTTTTTCTTTTTCAAACAACATCACGTTGCTGAAACGTTCTACTTGTAATTTGGCATTTTCAAAACCCAATTTTTTAGGTGGTACAGCAAAAGTGACTAATTGATCGGTCCAATTCAAATAACAAGTAATTGCTGTTATAGGCATAAATGGATCATCCGTGGTAGAATATCCTCGTTCAGGATCAAAGTCTACCTCAATATCAAAAAATACTACATTTAGATTGGGAGCATCTTTGCCTAGATAATTCTCTTCGAGACAACGGAACACAGGATTAATATCCTGCTCATAAAGTTTTTTATTTGATCTTATACGTTGTTCTTTTATGAAATTGCTATATGTGTTGGATTGAACTTTTTGTAAAGGTTCACCAAATATGCTTCTGTGTTTTCCTTTGTTATCGGGATAATAAAATACGTATCTGGCATCATATTCTACAAATTTTCTTTCTCCATTTTTGTTTCTTTCGACAACAAAAACTTTGTCTTGATCTCTCTTGTAATATGCATCAATATAACTCATTTTTTACCACCAATAACTTGCAACACCAAACCCATATATGTTTATGATCGAAAAATATCCTGTGAGCACCATTACGAATGCGGCTCCTCTTCTGTAAGCGGCATAACATTGAGTTGTGGCACCAACAAAAAATGCAGGATATATGACGGTCAGATCAGGATTATCGGCTGTTATTGCCAAAGTTAAACTTGCTCCAACAGTGAAAATAAAACTTATTAATTCAAAGTAAAAGGCTACATTATCTGATTGATAACTTTTTATCCAGAATTTTTTGATATCACCATACACTAGATTTTTCCAGCGGCCGCTAATATAGAATCAACCATGTCCATATCATCTGTCACAGTTTTGTAAGAATCTTTGTGTGCAATGGTAATTGCCTTATTGATTAATCCTGGTTTGATTTCTAATTCTTCTGCTATGGCCTTGACTGTGTCTCTCAATCCGCCTTTGAGATCATCAATCTCTCCCAGCACCTGAGAACCTTCTCTTATGATTTGTATTATTTTTTGTTTTTCTGCGTCATTAAAATTTTTACCTGACATATATGTCTCCTTTGTTAATCGTTTATTATACATTAGATTTTTAAATAGATCAACTGATTATAATCGGTTGTATTAATTTACCAGGTAGTTGTTATCTATTAAGTTATTCGCCATCGAAACAAAAGAATGATTCTTTCTTTCTTGTCTAGCCAATCTAAGTGTTAAAACTATCCTTGTGTGTCTACTATTGTTATAAAAACTATGCCATTGTTCAGTGGTCATGAAAAGAACATTATTGGGATCCATTATGGTTTGTGCCTTTGCCTCAAATTTATCAGTATTGGTAAAATCTAAAAATACATTACGAGAATATCTACTGTGCTGTATTTTTTCTTTTTCAAAGGTTTGATCATCGTACCATTTTGTAACACATTTATCATCAGATATCTTGATAGGTATGTTGAAACTTATATTATGTGGACCCGCTCTGCCTTTTTCTAGGACGGGACCATCTTTGTGTACTCCTCCTCCTCCGTAAGCAGGAGTTATGAACAGCGCCACTCTGTTGGCATCAAAGTTATACAGTTTAGATAATGGAAACATATCTATTATTTTCTGTCCGTCTATAGGATCTAGATTAACGTGATTGTATGTTTTAGACAAGTTACCGTCGTCTTTTTTCATAGTCGCTGTTTTTATTGCAAGACTTTGCACTACACGTTTCTTAATGTCTTCTAAATTAGGTATCTCGAATTTGATAAAGTACGGAGATCTATTTTCTATGAGTTTTAGAGTTTGCATATTTCATATTACCAAATGTAGATACCACAATATACCGCTGTTGATATAATTAACATCCAGAAAATTAATTTATACATTACTCTACGTTTCCTTTGTGACGACCTTTTTTGGCAGTTTCGCCTTTTTGCATGGCTTCTGCCCAGACTATCATGTTGTTGACCAAACTTTTGACCATACCGATAGTTTCGGAATCCTTCAGTATGTTATTTCTACCCTGTGCTTCTGATTCTATATTACACAAAGGTGGTGTAGTCAAAGATAAGTTTGATGCAAAACTGTATAAGGTACCTGTGATATGTTGCCAACCATCAACTCCTCCCGAAACAATACTGCCAAACACTTTGCCCATCATGGGTTTGTAATGGTTGTTATCCAAACTCCACGTATCAATATAGTCTAATCTTTCTATCAATGCCTGTGTATGACTACTGAACATACCCCACCAAATAGGTGTGGCAATAATAATTCCACTCATTTCAGGTTGTATCATTTTGTGGATTATCGGACGTAAGTCGTCGTCGTGATCTTCTGTGGTATTTTTATAGTTTAACTCTGCCATGTTAACGATTTCACACTCGTGGCCTAACTTTTCAAAACCTTTCTGTACCATTTCACAAACAACTGATGTGTTTGATTCTGTACTTGGTTTAAGTGTTCCGTTTATAATAATAAATTTCATTATTTTTTCTTAATTGGAACGCAGTTGTCTACAGTCTTGCCACCTTTTTTCTTTGTGCCCATTCTCTTGTAGCCTTTCCAACAAGCCTTGCCGTCAACGCCTTTTTGTTTCTCTTCTGGTAGGTGTTTTTCTGTAACTTCGTATATTCTCATATTACCACTTCCTACATGACCAATATCTTGCTTTGGTTTTCGGTCCTGGGTTGGCACAGTTGTGTCTCGCCCTAAAACTTTTTCTCGCCTTTGGATTAGACTTTCTAATCTTCATGGTTTTCTGTCCGGCTTTCCTCGCTGAACTTCCACCATGTCCGAAATTAACTTTCTTCACGTTTCCAGATTTGGGATCTTTCACATAAACTTTGAATTTTTTAATATCACCACGCATGGGTTTGTTCAGTGGTACTTTTCTGCCTCTGTATTCTGCGTCGAACAGTTCCGTTTCGTCTTCTGGAAAGCCTAGGTAACCGAATGCTTCAAAGAACGCATCATCGTCCTCGAACGTCATCTCGTCCTCTTCTGGGAATGGATCGTATTCACTTTCGTCCAGGGCCACTAGGGCCTCCTCCGCGTTGGTCAGTGACTGTATCGCCGACTTCTTGGCTTCGTCGTCCACTGACAGTGCTTCCACCCTGTCCTTGATCTGTGATATGTCCAACATCACTTTAGTGAATTCAA